CATGATGCCCCTCCTATGTTGGTTGAACCGAGACGACCATCTCGATTCGGTTGTCGGTTTCAAAACGCTGCTGGGCGTCGGCTACGTCTAACGCCCATACGATGGTCTCGGTCGCCTGTTTTGGCGTCTCGTCGCTGTAGTGCCACTTGACTGCGTAAGCTGTCCGCATGGCGTCCTCCTTAGTTGGGTGGGGAAAATCAAACGGCCCGGAGAGCCGCTTGAGCATCCCCACCGCCCCGGCGGTTGGCGCTCCGCGTCCTGCGAAGCGGCGGTTGCCGGTGGTGTGCGGTGGTGTTTGCTTGGGTTGACCGTGTCACGTCGCCCGTTGCCATTGGGCCGGTCGGTTGCGCTGCAAGAGGCTCGGCATGGGGCCGATACGGTATCGCTTTGCTATCGTCACTGTTCCTTTGCGCCGGGGCGGTGAAGCTCGACCGGGCGGTCGGGTGGGTCTGAACCCGGCAACCGCCGGGCATGTACTGCAACCGGTTGACGTTTGCCGGAATGCCGGTCGCCCGTCTGGGCGTTTGCTGTCGGGCTGCATGACTTGAAAGCGTTAGAACGTAGGTATCAGCGTCGGTGTCGTTAAGCGTTGGCGTGGGATGGTCGAGCGTCCGCCCGTCCGTTGCCGTTGCGAAGTGTTTCGCGCCGTCGCCACCATGTGGTGTGAAGACCAACCGCCGTTGGCCAGCTAAAGCGTGAGACCCGTGCGCTGCACGTTGCTGCTTTGGGTGATCGAAGAAATTGAAATGCGGTTCCAAGTTCCGCTCTTGCCAACGCGATCCGTCGCCCTTCGATTTGGAGTGCTCCCCGCGACGGGTTTCGCTGGCAAGTTACTCGGCGGTGGTCCGAGGTGCGGAGTTGATATCCGCTTACCAATCCCCCCGACATCTATCGCGTTGCGGCATTCCGCGCTGCGCTGCCCGCCGGGGCAATCTATGTTGTTTTTGCCGGGGTGTGCCCTTCGCGTTGCCGCTGTCCCGGTGGCGGGTGAGTCAATTAATGACTGACCGTGCCCCTGTCTTACACTAGTCAATAATTGACTGTCAACCAGTTTGTGTAAAAAAAGTAAGAAAATTAATTGATGGTCTCAAAAGGCGCGGAGCGCCGTGGGCTTGGCGGGTGATGATCTACAGGGGGAGCGGATAGAGTAGGGGACAATATAGACCGTAAGTAAGAGACCGGAGACATGACGCAGGGCAAGAGAGACAAAGACGGGCTGACGCCCAAGATGCGGGCGTTCGCTGAAGCAACGCTAGACTATCCAACGCTTTCGGAAGCGTACCGGGCGGTCTACGACGCTGATGGAATGCGACCGGCGACGATACGCAAAGAGGCGAGCAAGTTAGCGACCGACCCCCGCGTTGCCGGGATTATTGACCGGCTTACGGCGGAAAAGGTGGCGAATCAGCGCACTGAAGGGGCCAGACTGCGTGAGTTCGTGAGAGAACGGCTGGTCGAGGAGGCAACCGCCGCCGACAGCGCCAGCAGTCGGGTGAGGGCCGTCGAGTTGCTTGGCAAACTTGCAGGGGTCCAAGCGTTCGATCCAGAGAGGACAGAGCAAACGGTTGTGACGAGTGCGGCAGAGGCAGAGGTCGAGCTTGAATCGGCGCTCGAAGAGGCGCTGCGTGACCCAAAGGTGGCACAACTGTTTGATAAGGTTGGATAGTTCCCCGGACGAAGTGGCCGGTGAACCCCTCACGCACGAAGATTCTTAGAGTATCGGCCCGCCCCCCTTCGATCTGGCTGATCTGGCGGATCGACCCCGGAGGTTGGCGGATACGGCACGCGGCACCCCGCACCCCCCTTCAGCCGCGCACGCGCACAGACTTGCTATACACTGTACTCCACACCCGCAATCCCCACAGAAAGAATAACAATAACTTGCTCTACCTCCTTATCGGTCATATAATGACGTACCAAAAAATTCGAGGAGGGTGTTATGGGTTATATGCAAAATCCAATATCGGTGGTTCCAATGTCAATTAATTTACCGAATACCGATTACGCCAAAGGTGGTGCGGTTATAAAAGAGCTTCGCGAAAAAGTGGGTTTGTCCGTTACAGACCTTGCCGACGTTGTTTCCGAAGGTGCCTACCACGATGTTCTGAAATATGAACAGGGATACGCCAAGGTTCCCTATACCCAAGTTAATATCTGGGCCAATGCATTGAAGGTAAGCCCCGGATATCTCGCCCGTAGATTGGTCGAGCACTACGATCCCACTCTTTATGACATCCTTTATGGCGGCGACACGGTGAAGTTGTCGGTCGTAGACCAGTAGTATTGAAAAAGGTACGCGACCGTGTCCGCAAATGTGATGTCTGTGGCGAGGACGTGTACCTCGATGGATTTGGCTGGGTCATCCTTGCCACCGGCCAGCTTGTGCATCGGCCAAGCTGGGGCGGGCAGGGGAAGAACTGCCACAAAGTTTTGCTCGAAAGGGGGAAGGTCAAGGAGGAGGAGGGCGACTTTCTCGATTGGCTATGAGATATGCTTTTCTTGCCGTTCTTTTCCTTCTGGTATCCGCGACAGCGTGCGCCTCGGAGAAGGGGCGTGTTCCCGAAGATACGGTTTCGGCAAACCCGGAAGTCTCGGTCATGCTCAACCGGCGAACCGTCATCTGCCTCAAGTTAAGAGTCTTGGACGAAGTTATGAAGGAGGCCCACGGCGAGACCCGCGTGTTCTCTGCGGAGACAGACCATAATGGCGCTGAAGGATTCGTCCTCTTTGTCGGTTCCGATAGTTGGACCGCCGTCGAAATGGTCGGCGGGAAGGGATGCATCATCCAGTCTGGCAGCTTATGGGCAGGGGCCATCAACCTACCGGGTTCTTCTCTGTGACCCTCCGTGGAAGTTTAAGGTTTTCTCCAAGAAGGGTTTGGGAAAGAGCGCGGAGAACCACTACCAGACGATGGACTACGCGGACATTGTCCAGCTTGTGGGTGGCGTTCCAGTTGAAGCTGACAGTGTTCTCTTCTTATGGGTAACGGACCCCATGCTGGAGAAGGGCTTGGATTTAATAAATGACATGGGGTTCACCTACAAAACGGTTGCCTTCACTTGGGTCAAGAAAACGAAACATGGCAAGGATCATATGGGCACCGGGTACTATACCCGTGCGAACCCGGAAATGTGTCTCCTCGCGACCAAGGGCAAGCCGCTACCCCGCAAGTCGAAGTCTGTCCGACAGCTTATGGTTTCCGAAGTAAGGGAGCACTCGCGAAAACCGGACGAGACCTACGCCCGGATCGAGGAGTTATTCGACGGGCCGTACCTTGAGATCTTTGCTCGCTCCCGCCGCGACGGCTGGGCATCAATCGGTAACGAGGTTGAGAAGTTTGGAAGACAATAAAATCGTAAACCTCAACGGCGAGGTGTTCGACCTAGAAGAAGAGGAGGACGAAGATCTTTCGCCAGAGACGTTGTTTAACAGCGCAAGAGAAGTTGACTGGGAACAGTTCATGGTCGTTGGAACCGATAAGAGGGGTCAGCTTAACGTCATCGGGAACATAGAGAGCGCATCGGAGTGCAATCTTTTAATCGACCGCGTCAAGCTGAAGCTTCTTGAAATCTTAGATTTGTAAAATGTACATGAGCTACATCCCCCTTGAGTCTCGCGTGCCAGACATTCTGGGCCGCGACGAAGCCTATCTCAAAACAATTGAACTCCACGAACTCTACACGGAGATCAACACGTCGATTGCTGTTCACTTCATGGAACAGATCCGTGGCAACGCCAAGCAGACCAAGCCGGATTTGGTCGATCTGTTTGCCAAGACTCAAATTGCACTAGCCCAGATCCAGAAGTTTCTGGAAATCGACAGTGAGATTAACCCTCGTATTAATCAGATGCTTAATCATTAGCGCGGTTCTTTCGTCATGTTCCGCCCCAGACCCCACCATCATTGCTTCGTCAATTATATACCGGACTTGGTACACAGTCCGGTGGATGGAATTGGATGTGCCACGCCTTGGCGATTTTAGATGGAAAGACAGAGGCGAGGTCGAGCGGCTTCTACGATCTCGCGGATGTGCTGAAGGACACGCCAAACCTTTTGGTGTCGCTCGAAGATGTTTTCACGGAGATAAGATCGAAGACACTTGTATGGCACAACTGGAGTGCCGACCATCGAAACGTCCTCTTCGGTGAGTGGCACATTGCCAACATCTACCGGTCAGACACGATAGCACGGGGCCGGAGGCAGAAGCCGCGCCCGAAAATGGCCAGCCATAGGGAAATGGCGAAGTGGATAAAATCCGTCCGGGCATTGCCCGAGGAGTTCCCGATATCGAAGGCAGTTTTCGATAAAGTCCCAGCCGTAAACTTCGTCGGCCTCTCGCGCCTCGGCCCGAAGAGCTACCTCCAAACCCACACGCATAACAATCCGGATGCACTTGTCTGTCATGTCGGCGTGGACATTCCAGAGGGAGATGTCGGAATAGAAGTGGATGGCGAAGACCGCTCTTGGTTTCACGACCGGCAAGTTATCGTTTTTGATGACTGTCTTCCTCACATGGCGTGGAACTGGAGCAGTCAACCTAGAACCGTTTTGCACATAGACATCGAGAACAAATGAAGACCGTCATTCATGTCAATCAGCACGTCATTCGTGCGAACAAGAAGAAAGGGGAGGACAACCCGCCGATTACCGTCAAGACCTACAAGTCCAATACTTATTGCAAGTCCGTTGAGATCGAGGGGCCAGCGATAGTTAAGTACGATCCGAAAGGACTTAGCTGTGGTGCGCGGGGGTGGGTCGAGACGCAATCAAAGGTAATAACAGAATGAACCCCGTTGAGACGCCAAAACATTACAAGCAGTCGATCCAGTGCTGGGATGCAATGGAAGCCATGCAAGACGATCCCGACCGCGAGGCGAACATCGTGGTCACGCCGCATATGGCGTACTGTTGGGGTAATGTTTTTAAGTATCTGTGGCGTTGGCCTTACAAAAATAAGCCCGTCGAGGATCTCCGAAAAGCCCGCCAGTATTTGGACAGATTAATCGAGCGAGCGGAAATACAGGAACTCGACTGAGGTTTATCCACTTTTGGTGCTAGTTTGCTACGCGAGAGGAAAACCGTATGCAGACTGCCGACATACTAAGTCGGCTGGACCAGCTTCCCCCGGAGCATCAGCTTCGCATAGCAAAGGCGCTTAACGCCCTTACAAAAATCAACCAGAAGGAAGCAGCGCAAAGGCAGTTCTTGCCTTTCGTGAAAAGCGTCTGGCCAGATTTTATCGAGGGTAGGCACCACCGTATCATGGCGGATGCCTTCGAGCGCGTCTCCCGTGGGGAACTCAAGCGGCTGTGCATTAACATTGCACCGCGCCACGGCAAGTCGGAGCTTACGAGTTACATGCTTCCGGCTTGGCTTCTCGGACAAGACCCGTCGCGCAAAGTCATTTGCGCTACGCACACAACAGAATTTAGCCAGAGGTTTGGACGAAAGGTCCGGAACCTCATCGAGAGCGACGACTTTAAAGCTGTCTTTCCCGAAACGACACTCAAGGCCGACAGTAAAGCTGCCGGTCGATGGGATGTCAGTGGGGGAGGTGAGTACTTCGCTTGCGGTGTCGGTGCGGCCATGACTGGTCGCGGTGCCGACCTTTTGATTATCGATGACCCGCATTCGGAGTCAGCCGGTATCAATCCGACAAACGAATACTTTGAGTCAGTCTACGAATGGTATTCGTCCGGTCCACGGCAGAGACTTCAGCCGGGTGGTGCAATCATCATCGTAATGACCCGGTGGCATCAACTGGATCTGACGGGGCGGGTTATCAAAGCGTCGGAGGTTCGCGGCGGTGACCAGTGGGAAGTCATTACGCTACCCGCTGTCGATGAATATGAGATCCCGCTCTGGCCAGAGTTCTGGAAGAAAGAAGAACTGGACGCCCTTCGCGCCACGATCCCGATCTCGAAGTGGAGCGCCCAGTACCAGCAAGACCCCACATCAGAAGAGGGTGCTCTTATAAAGCGCGAGCACTGGAATATGTGGGACCAGAAGAACCCACCGGCATGTGAGTTCATTCTGCAAACGGTTGATACGGCGCATACCAAGAATGCGCGAAGCGATTACTCCGCAATAACGACGTGGGGCGTGTTCAACCATCCGGACGAAAACGGCATCTACGTTCCGAATATCATTTTGTTAGATGCGGTAAACGAGAAGCTGGAGTTTCCGGAACTAAAGAGAAAATGTTTTGAGCTTTACGAGGACTATCAGCCGGATGCGTTCTTAGTCGAAGCAAAGGCTGCTGGGTTTCCGCTCATCCAAGAGATGAGGGCTGTGGGTCTTCCGGTATCGGAATACTCGCCGTCGAGAGGGCAAGACAAACTATCGAGAGTTAACGCTGTGTCAGACATCTTCTCCAACGGGGTTGTCTGGGCACCACGCACCAGATGGGCCGAAGAGGTTATAGAACAATGTGCCGCCTTCCCAAACGGCGCACATGACGACCTTGTCGATAGCACCACGCTGGCACTTCTAAGGTTTCGCCAAGGCGGGTTCATTCCGCTTGCAACAGATTTTGAGGACGAGCCGTCGTGGATGAACATCCCATCCAGATCAGCGGCGTACTACTAGGAGACGAGAGATAAGCGAGCTTTTGAGAAACATTGCAGATACGGTTCCCTTGGAGGAAGCCGCGCAAAACGAAGCTCCTATCGAGATCGAGATTGAAGAAACGGTAATTGAGTTTGAGGGACCGGCGCTTGTTGTCGAAATCCCAGAGTTCAATTCCAATCTCGCAGACTTTATGGAGGACGGCGATTTAGAGTCGCTTGCCTCTGAACTATCCGGACAGTTTGAAAGCGACAAGTCCTCAAGGGAGGACTGGGAAGAGTCGTATGTAAAAGGACTAGACCTTCTGGGGTTGAAGGTCGAAGACAGAACACAGCCTTGGCCGGGGGCGTGCGGTGTTTATCACCCGCTCTTAACCGAGGCAGTGGTGCGTTTCCAAAGTCAAACCATTACCGAGGTGTTCCCGGCCAGTGGCCCGGTTCGCACTTCTATTATTGGCAAGGAAACGAAAGAGCGCGTTCAGCAATCTGAAAGAGTGCAGAACGAACTCAACTACCAGCTACTGGAGGTAATGACGGAGTACCGTCCAGAAATGGAACAACTTTTGTTCCATCTTCCTTTGGCTGGGTCTGCCTTTAAGAAAGTCTATTACGACCCATCCCTTGGTCGTGCATGTGCGATGTTCGTGCCCGCCGAGGATTTTGTCGTCAGCCACGGGGTGTCAGACTTAATGACCAGCCCCCGATATACGCACGTCATGCGTCGAATGAAGAATGACGTTCGTAAACTACAAGTGGCGGGATTTTACCGGGACGTGGAGCTTCCAGATCCTTCCCCCGACTACAGTAAAATCCAAGAAAAAATTGACGATCTCGATGGGTCAGCGGAGGTCGAGGCTGACGGGCGATTAGTCCTCCTCGAAATGCACGTTGATCTCGACCTCCCCGGTTTTGAGGATCTCGACTCCGACATGGAGCCGACCGGAATTGAGTTACCGTATGTGGTGACAATGGTCCGGGGTACGGGCGAGATCCTTTCGGTCTATCGCAACTACCGCGAAGATGATCCGCTTAAACTCAAGCGCCAGCACTTCGTCCATTATCAATACCTACCCGGTCTTGGGTTCTACGGCACCGGCCTCATCCATCTGATTGGTGGCTTGGCCAAGTCTGCGACCAGCATCTTACGTCAACTTGTCGACGCCGGTACGCTCTCGAACTTACCCGCCGGATTGAAGGCGAGGGGTCTCCGGATTAAGGGAGACGACAGCCCGATTATGCCGGGTGAGTTTAGAGATGTAGATGTACCGGGCGGTAGCATTCGCGATAACATTTCGTTCCTCCCCTACAAAGAACCGTCGAGCGTTCTCTACCAACTACTCGGCAACATAGTCGAGGAAGGTAGGCGAATAGGTTCGGTTGCCGACTTGCAAGTTGGTATGGGGCAGACCGGCAAGGAAGCGCCGGTAGGAACGACGCTCGCAATTATGGAACGCGCCATGAAGGTGATGAGCGCGGTCCAAGCCAGAGTACACTCCAGCCTTCGCTCGGAGTTACGTCTTCTGTCAGACGTTATCTCAACGTCGATGGAAGATGCTTACGATTATGATTTTGGTGAAGATCAGAGTTATTCCCGCAAGGAGGATTTTGATTCCCGCGTAGATATAATTCCCGTATCGGACCCCAACGCAGCATCGATGTCACAGAGAGTCATGCAATATCAAGCGGCTTTCCAGCTAGCACAGTCAAACCCTAACCTCTACGACATGCCGTTGCTGCACAGACAAATGATGGAGACGCTCGGCATCCCGAATGCCGATGAGATCGTTAAGTCGCCAGATGACATGGAGCCGATGGACCCGGTCTCCGAAAACATGGCGATAATGAAAGGCAAGCCCGTCAAGGCATTCGTCTATCAAGATCACGAAAGTCACATCAAGACACACCTCGCTGCCGCGCAAGACCCACTTATCCGTCAACTGGTTGCTGGTTCTCCAATGGCCAAGGCTATGGAGGCCGGTCTTGCCGCACACGTTGCAGAGCACGTTGCGTTCCAGTATCGCCGTGAAATCGAAATGGCTATGGGCGCACAGCTTCCAGAAACCGAGAAGCCGTTGCCAGAGGATGTCGAGTTCAAATACTCGAAGCTCGTTGCTGATGCCGCTGACAAGGTGCTCGCCAAAGACAAGGCGATTGCGGAAATGCAGAAGCGCCAGCAGATGGAGCAAGATCCAGTTGTGCAAATGCAGCGCAAGGAACTGGAGATCAAGGAAGCAGAAGTCCAGCGCAAGGCACTCTCCGACAAGAACCGCACAGAGCTAGAGCGTGAGCGCATCCAGACCAACGCCGCAATGAAAGCTGCTGAGATTGCGTCTGAAGATCAGCGCACCGGGTTGCAAGTCGGCGTTGAGATCGCCAAGGCCCGCGAAAGTTTGGAAGCTGAAGGTAAACGTGAAGGTCTGAAATTCGGTGTCGATATCGCCAAAGATATCGCAAACCGCGAAAGCAAAGAGAAATTGGAAGGTGCCCGTCTCGGTGTCGAGGTAGGGCGCGTGCTGACAGAACAGCAAAACAAAGAATGAATTGGGTAATCGTTATTTTTATGTTCGCTCCTCTCCATGTGGAAGCGGATGCTGTAGAGATCGACAACTACCGTGGCAAACCTTTGGTGTTTCTGGATAAGGAGTCTTGTTACCAGCACATATCCGAGAACTTGGATAAGCTGAAGACTTTCGCCGTCACTCACTTCGACGGTCAGTATCCCGTTAGAAGCATTGATTGTTTCAAGCAAAAAGAAAGCGTTTGATATTAACGAAGAACCACAAACGGTTTTTGACATACTCCTGTCAAAGATCCGCGAAAATATGAATGCCGTCTCCGATTCAGTCTCGACCGGAGGGGCGCATGACTTCGGCCAATACCAGAGAATGGTAGGCCAGATCGAGGGCTTCGCCCTTGCTGAAAGAGAAATCCTCGACCTTAGAGATCGATACTACAAGGACGAGGAATAACGGCACACACCAGCCGTGATGGTGGCTAAAACAAAAGAGAGACGAATGACCGCTGAACCAGCGCCAAAAATGCTGCCGGAACCTTCCGGCTATAAAATCCTCATCTCCATTCCGGAGCATGAGGAGAAAACCGATGGTGGTGTTTTCCTCCCAGATCGTTTCAAGACGGCTGAAGAGACCGCATCAATTGTCGGCTTTGTACTAAAACTCGGGCCTCTCGCGTATGGCGACGAGGATAAATTCCCGACCGGCCCTTACTGCAAGGAAGGCGACTTTGTTGTTTTCCGCTCTTACTCCGGAACCCGTTTCAAGGTGAAGGGTAAGGAGTTTCGGCTGATCAACGACGACACGGTAGAAGCCGTTGTCGATGATCCACGGGGGTTTGAACGAGCATGAGCGAAGAAGCACAAGAAGCGTTATCCCCAGACGAGGTGGAAGATAACAGCGTCGACATAGATGTTGTTGACGATACCCCGGCAGAGGATAGAGGAAGGCCAGAGCGAACCGGCGAACCCTACGATCCATCCGATGAGGAGATCGAGGAATACTCCGAGGGAGTTCAAAAGCGAATAAAGAAACTTCGCTTTGAATTTCACGAAGAGCGCCGCGCAAAAGAAAAGGTAGAACGCGAAAACGCGGAAGCATTTACCTACGCTCAACGATTGCTAGACGAGAACAACCAGATCAAGGAAGTTCTCCAACAGCACCAAGAAGTTCTACAAAAGAGTCAGTCAGAACGATTGGCAACCGAAGTCGCCGCACAACGAAGGCGGTACAAGGATGCCTATGAATCTGGAGATGCCGAAGAGTTAGCATCCGCCCAAGAAGATTTAAGTCGGGCCGTTGCATCACATGAACGCATTTCTTCTGCGCCGCCTCCACAGCGATTGCAATCGGCTCCCCCACCGGAGCAACCCGCACCGCAAGTGGACTCGAAGGCACAGGGTTGGCTGAAAGAAAATTCTTGGTTTGGCGAAGACCGGACAATGACCGGTTACGCCTATGGTCTCCACGAACAACTCGTAACTCAAGAAGGCATCGACCCGCGAACCGATGCCTACTATGAGCGCATCGACAACGAGATGAGAACGAGGTTTCCCGAAAAATTTGGGGAGTCTCCTAGCTCGTCTGGGAATGGCGCTTCATTGGGAAACGTAGTCGCCCCGGCAACCCGAGGGACCGGAAAAGGACCACGCAAGATTAGCCTAACGCAAACCCAAGTCGCTCTCGCGAAGCGGTTGGGAATTACGCCAGAGCAATATGCACAACAAGTGCTGAAGGACTCACAATGAGTGATCGCGCAAAAGAAGATAGTAGCTCATCCAGAAGCGGACGAGAGACCGAGACGAGAGAAGCAAACGCCCGTAAGGCGACATGGAAGCCACCTTCGGTTTTACCGGACCCAACTCCGGAACCGGGTTACCACTATCGCTGGATCAGAGCGAGAACGATGGGAGAGTCCGACAATCGGAATGTCTCCAGTCGTTTCCGCGAAGGGTATGTCCCGGTGAGGGCAGAAGACCATAAGGATCTTCAAATCCTTTCCGACAAGGGCAGCGAGTTTGCCGACAACATCGAGGTTGGCGGTTTGGTTCTTTGCAAGACTTCCACGGAAAACAAGGAAGCCCGCGAAGAGTACTACGGCCAGAAAGCTCAAACGCAGATGGATAGCGTCGATAACAATCTTATGAGGGAGCAAGACCCGCGTATGCCGCTCCTAAGACCGGAGCGTTCTACCAAGGTCACCGGCTCTTTTAAAAAATAAGGAGATGACTTAATGGCAAGCACGGCTGCTGCCTTTGGTCTGAAACCAGTTAATCTTATTGGTGGTCGCGTCTACGCTGGCTCGACTCGTCAAATCAAGATTGCCTCTGGTTACTCGACCAACATCTTCAATGGCGATGTCGTTAAGCTAGTCACTGCTGGTACTGTCGAAAAGGATACCGGCACGACTTCTTTGACCCCCATTGGAGTTTTCGTGGGCTGTAAATTTACAGACCCTAATACTGAACAGATGACGTTCAAAAACTACTGGCCCGCATCGACTGCTGCGTCGGATGCGTTTGCTTATGTTGTGGACGATCCGGATGTTCTCTTCCACATCCAAGCGGATGGTGCCGTTGCCCAGACTGCGCTAGGTGCGAACTTTGCTGTTGTGCAAGGTTCTGGTTCGACCGGAACCGGTGTGTCTGGTGTCAGCCTTGACGCTTCAACGGTCGCAACGACAAACACGCTTCCAATTCGTTTGGTCGATTTTTACACCGGACCAAACTCGTCCATTGGTGATTCGTTTACCGACTGCATTGTTAAGTGGAACGTCGGTCACCAATACCTCAACACAACCGGCATCTAAGGGAGTAACGCAAAATGGCTATCAGTCGCGCACAACTCCTTAAAGAGTTGGTCCCCGGATTGAACGCACTGTTCGGTCTGGAATATGATTCTTACGAGAACGAGCACGAAGAGATCTACGAGACAAACACGTCTGATCGTGCGTTCGAGGAAGAACTGAAACTGTCTGGCTTCGGCGCTGCCGTTGTCAAAGACGAAGGCGAAGCGATTAGTTACGACAATGCACAAGAGCATTATGTCGCTCGCTACAACCACGAAACCATTGCGCTCGGATTTTCAATCACCGAGGAAGCTATCGAAGACAATCTCTACGACAGCCTCTCCGCTCGGTACACGAAAGCCCTTGCCCGTTCGATGGCACACACGAAGCAAGTCAAAGCTGCTTCGCCCATCAACAACGGGATGCCCAGTGGTTCTTTCACCTCTGGCGATGGCGTCACGTTGTTCAACACTGCACACCCGCTGGTGTCCGGTGGTACGAACTCGAACACGCCTTCGACGGCTCACGATCTCAACGAGACCTCGCTCGAAGCGGACATCATTGCGATTTCCGAATTTACGGATGAGCGCGGCCTTCTGATCGCGGCACGGCCAGAGAAGCTGATTGTCCCGCCGGAACTGATGTTCGTTGCGAACCGTCTGTTGCAGACGGAGCTTCGTACCGGCACTGCCGATAACGACATCAACTCCATCCGCAACATGGGTTCGATCCCGCAAGGGTATCGTGTGAACCACTTCTTCACGGATGCTGATGCCTACATCATCATCACGTCCATCAATGGTTCTGATGGCATGAAGTATTTCGTTCGCACCCCGATTGCGACCGGCATGGACGGTGACTTCGATACCGGAAATGTGAGGTACAAGGCGCGTGAGCGATATTCGTTCGGCGTGTCTGACCCGCTCGGTGTCTACGGTTCGCCGGGAGCTTAACCTCTACACAATAGGAGAGACCTCAATGTCTTGGATCAAAGGCAAAGCGATTGCTGTGTGTAAACTGATCTGTCGCTGGGGTCTCTCCCTATTGCGGTGGATACGAGATCTTTTGTGCAAGGCGCTGCGCTGTAAGTGCAGTGATTGCAAAAATCCAAACTGCGATTGTCAGACCGCCTAGTGCGGACCCCTCCAGACGGGCAATCGGTAAGGAGAAAATTTAATGGGTACGACGACCTTTAGTGGTCCCGTCAAAGCGGGCACCATCCGGGAAGGCGCAAGCGCCAATGCGGGTTTCGCCCTCATGGCACAGAGCGCCAAGATTACTTTTGCGGCTGACGGAACAACGACTGTTGTTGCCCGTATTCCAGCCAACAGCCAAATTTTCCAGATCACTGTTGACGTAACGACTGCCTTTGATGCGGGCAGCGCAAACACGCTCGACATCGGTGATGGTACAACAGCGGATAAGTATGCCGATGCTCTCGCGCTCGGTTCTCTTGCCCGCGTTCTGGCAACCTCAGATGTTAGCCAAATCAGTAACCTCATCGACATTGGAACGAGTGACGTTGCGATAACGACAACCTACAACCAGTCTGGCTCTGCTGCTTCGGCTGGTGCGGCGACTGTCACGGTTCTGTATTTGCAGAACAACAACCTCTCGTAAGGAGGTGACCGATGGCTGTAAACGACCTCACAGCTAAAACGATAACCTCCACCGGATATGTATCCGGATCTTCCGGCAACCCACAGCCCGCTCGGGTAAAGTCGATTTACTATGTCGCGAGCGGAAGTGCTGGCTCCATCGTTTTAAAAGACGGCGGTTCTGGCGGAACAACGCTGATGACGATTGCCACCCCGGCGTCGGCTACCGCTACCGAGAACGTCTACATCCCCGAGGGGGGTGTTCGCTTTCGGACGGACGTTCACGCCACGTTGACGAATGTCACTTCTTTAACGGTCTTCCACGACGGCTAATGGAACTTGATCTACGGCTGATGCTGACGATTGGCACTTGTCTTGTGTCCATCGTCAGTGCCGCTGCCATAGCCAAGATTCAAATCAAAAACCTCATGGAAGACTACGAAGCGTTGCGTCGATCCTTGTCCGACTTGGACAAGCGCATGGACATGAACGACCAGAAAACTTCGATGGTCGAGCAAAGAACGAATGTCCTTTCAGACATCAATTCGCCTTCAGCCTTAAAGGAACACTGGACGACAATCGCGTCGATTCAGAAGGACGTTGAATGGATGAAGAAAAAAGTAACCACGATCTGTGACAAGCTAACTTAGGATTTCCGATGAATAAAAAACCTAAAAATGGCGCGAAGAGTAAACTGCCGCCATTTCTCCAGAAGAAGATGTCCGAGAAAAAACCCGTCAAGAAAATGAGGGGTGGGGGCATGGCAAAGGGAACCAAGAAATACGCCAAGGGCGGTGCTGTTAAGAAGAAGGTAAAAAAGAAAGCGAAGGGTGGCGCTTCTAAAACACGCCGGTAATGCCCCATCTGATAAGTAACGTACCGCACTTCAATTGCTGGGTACGCAAAGAGTTCACAGCCAATCATCAAGACTATCACGGCGAGTTTTTGCACGCGATGGCTTTTGCTGTGAACACCATTCCAGATCGCTCTTTAAGTTTTCAAATCGTTTTCACTGGTTGTGAGATCGATATGGAAGGCGGGCCAGAAGAAAACCTACACGGCGGTGCTATGTGGGCGAGGATGCCAATTCAAGCATTGGTAGCCGACATTCCGTTAGAGGAATGGCCAGAGCCGATGGAAGATCATCTGTGTCAACCTTGGGACTGTGAGTCCCGAGATCACAGTGTGGTAACGATGGACCGGGTAAGTTCCTCGCCGTGGATCTGTAAAATCGATGACGAGTTCCACACGGGCAAATATCTGTTCACCGTTGATTACACCGGCAACGATATCGCTGACGATCCGGCACAGCATAAACAGTCTCACGTTATTTATCTAACGGACGCGGGGAAATGGACGGGTAACTTTGTTGCGCTGCCCAACAACCGCGTTCGAGCAACTAGCCCAGCATTGTGGAGGACGGGAGAGGGAGCGCCAGACTTCACGCCGTCTCAGTGGACGCACAGCGCAGAAGGCCATGAATCGTACCTCGATCCCGAAACAACTTTCAACAACCTCTACTCGGAAACGAATGCCAAGAAAAAAAGAAAAACCGATTAGGAAAACGACCAAGGGGTCTGGCGCAAATTACAGAAAGACTAAAAGCGGTGCCGGTATGACTGAAAAAGGAGTTGCGGCATACCGAAGGAAGAACCCCGGATCGAAGTTGAAAACCGCTGTGACCGGCAGTCCGAAGAAGGGATCGAAAGACGCGAAGAGGCGCAAGAGTTATTGCGCTCGGTCAGCAGGGCAGATGAAGAAGTTTCCGAAGGCAGCTAAGAATCCAAACAGTCGCCTACGGCAAGCGCGGAAAAGGTGGAAGTGCTAATGGCGGCGAAAAAGAAAAAGGCGAAACGTGATGCGTGTTACCACAAGGTAAAGCGCCGGTACACGAAATGGCCAAGCGCCTACGCAAGTGGTGCCCTTACACGGTGCCGAAAGGTCGGTGCCAAAAACTGGGGTAACAAGTCCAAGAAGAAGAAGCGTTAATGCCCGCCAAAAAGAAATACAAAAAGGAAGGGCTGCGCCGTTGGTTTTCACGCAACGACGGTAAGGGGTGGATCGACTGCAAGACGGGCAAGCCGTGCGGTCGCAAGTCTGCCAAGGGTGGAAGCAAGCGTCCTTACCCAGCTTGCCGTCCTACCAAAGCACAATGCAACTCGGCGGCTCGAAAGAAAAAGGGACCGGGCCGTATTAGCTGGAAGAAGAAACGCTAATGGCGACGAGTGGTACAGCCACGTTTAACCTCGACCTTGCGGACATCATCGAGGAAGCATACGAGCGAGCCGGGGTGGAACTCCGCTCTGGCTACGACTACAAGACAGCCCGTCGCTCTATAAATTTGATTTGCTCGGAGTGGGCAAACAAGGGGCTTAACCTTTGGACCGTAGAGGAGGGCAGTGTCGCCCTTGTTGACGGTACGCAGACCTACACTCTGCCAGCGGACACGGTCGATCTAATCGAGCACGTTGTTCGCGAGAACGCGGGAGACGTTAACTCACAAACCGATTTGGTTGTGACGCGCATTTCGGTGAGTCAGTACTCTGCTATTCCAAACAAGCTAACAAAGGGACGCCCAACGCAGATATATGTAGACCGGCAAGTTGTTCCAAAGATTTCACTCTGGCCCATCCCAGACTCCACAACGCGGTCTCTTATCTATTACCGGTTGCGTCGGATACAGGACGCCGGATCGCCCGCGTCGAACGACATGGACATTCCGATCCGCTTCATGCCCGCGCTATGCGCCGCCCTTGCGTATCACATTTCAATGAAGCGCCCGGAGACAGCGCCGCGAACCCAGATTTTAAAAGGTTTGGCGGATGAAGCCTTTGACTTAGCGGCGGCAGAGGATCGAGATCGCTCTTCTATCACACTTACACCGGGAGCGCCGTTCTGATGTTTGCTTCTGGAAGGTATGCTTTTGGTTTCTGCGACCGCTGCGGGTTTCGCTACGACCTTAACGATCTGGTCGATCAAGTGCGTGCGGGCCAAGAGACCGGGTTAATGGTTTGCCCCGAGTGTGACGACAACGATAACCCACAGCTTCTTCTAGGGCGCGTTCGCTTTGACGATCCGCAAGCCCTTCGCAATCCACGTCCGGACACAGCAGAGGCCGTCAGTCGAGCACTGTCGAGCTTCGACCCGGTAGGATCTGGTCAGATAAATAACGGGCAGAAGGCTGGGTTTCTTTTGAAGTCTGAAGTTGGGCTGGTGACGGTGACGACATGAACCTCACAAAACTAAAACAGCTTATCCAAGATTACTGCGATAACTCCGAGACCACGTTCGTTGCGGATCTCGATGACATTATCAAGCAAGCGGAAGAGCGCATACTGCGTCTCGTTACAATTCCCGACTTCCGGAAAAACGTCACGGGTAATGTATTATCTGCAAACCGGTTTCTGGATATGCCTAACGACTTGCTCGCTGTTTTATCATTCAGCGTTACGTCGGGCAGTACCAAGTCTTTCATGCTCCAAAAGGACGTTAACTTTTTGGATGAAGCATTCCCCGCCTCGGAGACGGGACTGCCTCGGTTCTACGGTTTGTTTAACGACGAAAGCTTCGTTCTCGCACCAGTGCCCGATCAAAACTACTCGTCGGAACTGCACTATCGCGCCAAGCCGGAATCAATCACCGCTGCTTCAAGCGGTACTTCTTGGCTTGGAGACAATGCGGAGAACGCGCTTCTGTATGGAAGCCTCGTTGAAGCTTACACGTTTATGAAAGGCGAGGCAGATCTCCTTCAACTTTATGAAGGTAGATTCCAAGAAAGCATCGAACGGTTGAGAAATTTGGGAAGTGGACTCGACACACGGGATGATTACCGAAACGGTCAGTTGAGGGTGCCAGCATCGTGACAGATTCCATTTTACAACTTGGTACAGTCGGGGTGGTCACCACCACAAATGGTGGGCTTCCACCCGAGTACTGGGCCAGACGGGCAGCAGAACAAATCATTAGCGTTGGGGATCAAGCCCCAGCGCCACTTAGAGAACAGGCCCATGCATTTAAAGAGCGGATCGAGTCTGTTGTCCTTCATTACATGCAACAAGCAATCCGCTCACAGGAGACACGCTAATGGCCTTTTCCGGTTCAGCCCTTTGCACGTCCTTCAAGCAAGAGATCCTTGTAGGCACGCATAACTTCACCGCATCGAGCGGTAACACTTTCAAGCTTGCACTATATACAAACTCAGCCTCCCCATCTGCTTCTACGACCGCTTACTCAACAGGTAATGAGGTCAGCGGGACGGGGTACAGTGCTGGCGGCGGGACACTTACAAGTGTCACACCAACAACGAGCGGCACTACCGCTTTTTGTGATTTTGCGGATTTGACGTTCTCAAGTTCCTCTATCACGGCACGCGGCGCACTTATCTATAACTCAAGCGCATCTGACAAAGCGGTTGCAGTTCTCGACTTTGGCTCTGACAAGACCTCATCGTCGGGCGACTTTACGGTTAGCTTCCCAACCGCTGACGCTAGTAACGCGATTATTCGTCTAGCCTAACCATGCCAACCTTAGTCGGCTGGGGGCGCTCAACTTGGAACGCGGGGTCATACGGCTCTGACATCGAGCAAGTCGATGTAAGCGGGGTAGCGTCAACAACGGCAATAGGTTCGGCAACAGTTACGGGCACGGCAGTTGTATCTCCAACTGGTTTGTCTTCAACTACAGCCGTTGGATCTACGAGCGTCACTCAAGGTTCTGGCGTCACCGTCAGCCCGACCGGCATCTCGTCAACAACGGCGGTTGGCTCGGTCACAATCAACTTGGCCCCGGTTGTTTCACCAACGGGAGTTTCATCAACCGCGTCTGTCGGTGATGCAAATGCAAGGGCTGGTTTCGTTGTAGATGTTACCGGTGTGTCGTCCAGCGGTGGAGTTGGTTCGCCAACAATTTCAGAGGGAACGGGCGTAACTGTATCTCCCAGCGGGATCGCTTCTACCACCGCAATCGGCAGCGCAACGTCTGGGGCCGGAACAACTTTCACTGCTGTGGATGTCGTATCTGAAACCGCAGTCGGAACCGTTTCAATTACAGCAATCGCGAATGTATCGCTAACCGGTGTCTCAAGCACAACGGCTGTAGGCACAACAAACATATGGGGACTGCTTGATACGAGCGCCTCGACAACTTGGACGCCGATAGCAGCGTAGGAAACAAAGATGCCATCAACTTATGTAAACAATCTTCGACTGGAAGAGATAGCGACCGGAGAAGCCTCTGGTACATGGGGCACCAAGACAAACACCTCCCTCGAATTGATTGGTGAGGCACTTGGTAGAGGCACGGAAAATCTTGGCAGTGACGCTGATGCGACGATCACGATTGCTGACGGTGCGGCAGATGCTGCACGGGCAATGTACCTAAAGATAACGTCCACGTCCTTATCAACCACGCGCACTGTTACGCTCGCTCCCAATACAGTTTCCAAACTTTGGTTTATTGAAAACGCAACGACCGGCAGTCAGTCGATCAACATCAGCCAAGGCAGCGGTGCCAATATCACCATTGCAAACGGCAAGACGGCGCTGATCGCGACGGACGGTGCTGGGTCTGGCGCGGCTGTGGTCGATGTCTTCGCTACGCTCGCAGCCGGATCTCTAACCCTCGGCACGGCGTTACCCGTCGCCAGCGGCGGAACGGGATCGACCTCGGCCAGTGACGCCAGAACGGCGCTCGGCCTTGCAATCGGATCTGACGTGGCGGCGTTTAATGCAGATACCTTGTTCGCGGATGTCAGTGACAATCTGACCGCTGGATTTAGTAGCGACATCGAAGCTATTGGCAATTCGGGAACTGGGACTCAAACCCTAGAGATTGCCACCGCCAAAGAGAATCTCAAAACGCTTACCATAAACGGAAGCTTTACGCTTGCACCTCAGACCGCAAATTCGGTGGTCGCAATGATCACAACCAATGACGGGACGGGCGGCTACACGATTACAACAAGCGGATATGACAAGGTATCTGGAACCTACAACAACGCCGCAAGTGCAAAGCACTTGATGAGAAGCACTGTCATCGACGGCACCCAAGTCTTGGAAATTCTGGAGATCGCATAGATGTCGATCATCAACCCCTTGCTGGGTAGTAATCTTGTATCCGGGTTCGACACAACGCTGATTGGCAAATCAGTGTGGCTGGATGGTTCTGCTGACGGATTTACAAGATCAGCAAGTGACTTTGACGATGAAGATGGAAAAGAATTTACGTTAGGTACTTGGTTCCAGCTTACTGAACTTAGTGTCACTGGTGCTTTGTTCTGCGCTGGAGGTAGTGGAGGTTATACGTCCGTAAGACATGGTGTTGATAATAAAATTTATTTTCAAACCCAAGTTGGGGATGCAATTTTAAGCACATCCAACCTCTATAGAGATATTGGTTGGTATCATATTCTTGTCAGCGTTGACACAACACAATCAACAGCGGGCAACAGGGTACGGCTATTTATAAACGGTGAAGAGGTAACATTTTCTGGGACACAACCAGACGAAGATCGGGCTTACCAATTCAACACCGCGCAAATTCACGAAATTGGTGACAGCTATGAAAACGGTACTTTTGAAGGATATCTTGCTCAATCGTTTATGATTGGTAGTAAATCAATCCAACAGGGTGATTTTGCTATAACAGACTTTTTAGATACGTTCACCTTCGGATCAAATGGCTCTCAGTTTATACCTAAAAAGCATACTGCAATAAAGACGCTTGTAGATGCTGGTAGTGACAATTCCTTTCTTTTAGATTATGAACCCGCTGATCCTACTGCATCAAACGCTTTAGGTTTAGACACTAGCACTTACGGTAATAATTTTACCTCGACCAGTATGGGTAGTGCTAATCAGTCTGGGAATACACCAAGTAATCTTTACCCTGTAATTAATATAATTGATCATTCAGATAATACTTTACCCACTACTTCAGAAGGTAATTTAAGGTCGGCTGGTCCCGGTGCATCTAGAGCATGTATGAGAACTACAATAGCCATCCCTACAACTGGGAAATGGTATTGGGAAGCAAAATGGAACAGCGTAGCTTCTGCAAGAATTGGTTTTGCTGAAAGTAATAGTCAGCTTTTATCTAACTGTGGGCAATCCGCTCTTAGCTGGGGCATTCAGAATGATGGTAAACTTGTAAATAATAATTCTGAAGGATCAGCATTATTCTCATGGTCAACCAACGATATTATCGCAATGGCTTACGATGCAGATAATAGCAAGTTTTGGTTTGGACGAATTGCTAGTGGTACTACTTCTGTGACTTGGGCAAGCAGTGGTAACCCAGAAACAGGAGCTAACGCAACAGTAACCAGCGTTCCTGCACAAATTACACCAGCTTTGGATACTAACACTGGTGATGTAAATTTGTTTTTTCCAGAAGAAGATTGGACATTATCTTCAAAATTATCGGACTTTAAAGAAATAAATTCTGCAAACTTAACCACACCAGAAAAAATGGGCATAGATTATTTTAATGCTGTTTTGCACACAGGGAATGGGACTGCAATTGGTTCTGGTGGTAAAGCAGTTACAGGGGTTGGCTTCAAACCAGACTGGACATGGATTAAAAATAGAGATGCTACTGATTCTCATAGTCTATATGATATTGTCAGAGGAGTTACAAAACAAATTGAGACTAATAACGCTACTGTTGAAAGTACGCAATCTGAAGGACTAACAACCTTTGGCTCTGATGGTTTTACAGTTGGTAGTTTAGTTCAAGTCAACACAAACACTGAAGACTATGTTAGCTGGAATTGGCTTGGTTCTAACACTACTTCAACTACATCTCCTGCTGGGTCCATAGCCAGTACTTCTTCTGTTGCTGATGCTGGTCATTTTTCAGTGGTTAAATATACAGGTAGTACAGGTGCTGCTAGAACTGTAGGACATGGTTTAGGAGGAGTTGCCGAGGCTATAATAGTACATAATTTAGGAACAGGAGGTGCTAATTGGCCTATGCTTCATAAAGATTTAGGATCACTGGCAGGTGGTGGAAATAATTATATTCTTTTAAATAATGCTGGTGTTACTGGAGCTAATACAAACTACTGGAATGACACAAGTCCTACAGCTTCTGTCTTTACCATAGGCAGTGGGGGTACCGCAGATACAAACGCTGCCCAAGACTTTATAGCTTACTGTTTCCGTTCAGTTGCTGGTGTGTGTAAGGTGGGGAGCTATACTGGAAATGGTAGTTCCACCGCAGGACCATATGTTTCACTTGGTTTTAAACCTAGATGGATCATGTTAAAAAATTCTTCTGTGGCTCGAGATTGGGTTATTGTTGATACAGCAAGAACACCCACAAACACTGCTGAAAAATTCTTGTTCCCTAACTTAAATATTGCAGAAGCTGCAAGAGGATCAGCAAGTGGGAGTGATTATGATATAGATATATTATCAGATGCTTTCCGTCCCTTAACAGGAGATAGCGCACCTAATGGTAACGGCAATACGATTATATATATAGCAATGGCAGATATAGGCGGTGGTGGTACGCTACCACCGATTTACGGAAGGTAATTATGTTTAAAAAACTATTTAGTAAAAAGAAAAAAGCACATGAACTTAACAACTACAGACGATCACAGAACATCCGTTATGAAGATGTTTGTATGTAAGGAAAGTGAGAAATGATCGCACTAGAACTCAATGGTAAGCTTGTTTACCAAGGAAGTTGGACCAGTAGATTGCAGGAGATGGTTGGCCTTGTTGGTAATAGGCAACCAAGGTTGCCATTTACAACTTCGCTGGGAACATTGCGTAACGTCGAATACGTTCGTGCCTCGCTTGACGCATTCCAACGTAGCGGCACAGAGGCCGGGGCAGTTAGCGGAAATGTATGGAAGATTAATGTCGCGGCTAAAGACATCGATCTTGCAACAGCAAAACAAATAGCTCTGGATAAGATAGCTGCAAAACGGTTTGAGGTAGAGACTGGCGGTGTAATTGCCAACAGCAAGTACTACGCGACAGATAGAGACTCACAGGCTGCTATCGCTCGGGCAACGGGAACAATAAGTTGGAAGGCTGCTGGCACTGTAGTGCGTGACGTTGTCCAAGAAGACGAAAGCACAGTAGCAACGACCTTTATCTCTGATCCCGAGTTCGTTGATACCGACATGGCAGCACTTGGTGCAGTTGTTCGTCAGCATGTGCAAGACGCTTATGCGAAAGAAAAAGAACTTCTTGAGGCAATCAACGCCGCTTCAAATGTAAATGCACTACGGGCGATAGATCTCGATAGTGGTTGGGCGTTTGTTCCTCAAAACGACTCTGGCGAATAAATAAGTGACAATTGAGTTAAAAGCAGCCGGGGACGCTCTGGGCCTTCTCGGGACGCTAACCGTGTGGGCAAACGCTCTCACACCAATCTTTTCGGTCTTGGTAAGCGTTGTCACCATTGTGTGGTTTATCTTGCGGATCTTAGAGACTTCAACCGTAAAACGGTTACTAGGAAAATCTGACGACTGATGCCATTTCAAGCTTTAAAGTTTCCGCCGGGGATCGTGAGAGACCTTACAAGAAACGCGGGAGCCGGGGGCTGGTATGATGCCGACAAGATTCGCTTCCGAAATGGACTACCCGAAAAAATTGGTGGGTGGAAGCAACTCATTGCCTCGCAGTTTGAGGGTATCTGTCGTTCGCTGTTTTCATGGACGACGCTTGCAAACGAAAAGCTCCTTGGTGTCGGGACCACTGCGCGGTTTCTGATTGAAAAAGACGGTGTCCTTAATAACGTCACACCCTTTCGCACGTCAGCGATTACATTAGGAACGAACCCGCTCCAGACGGGAACGGCTGGGAGTGGTGTAGTTACAGTCACTCATGCAAGTCACGGGGCTTTAAACGGCGACACGGTCAACATTACCGGGGCTACGACAACCGATGGTATAACAGCCGCACAGCTTACTGGCGCGTTTGTCATTACGCTTTTAGACAGCAACTCGTATACAATAACGACGGCTGGCAGCGCCTCATCTGGCAGCACAGCCGGTGGTGGTAGTGCGGTTATTGTCCAGTATGAGATAAACACCGCTCCAGACTCTGATGTCAGTTCCGGCTACGGGTCTGGTGTTTGGGGTGGTACTTCTGCAACCGCCCTAACGACTACACTGTCTGGCAGCATGACGGACTCTGCTTCAAATTTTACCGTCGCCTCTGCCACGGGGTTTGTCGATACGGCCACTACGTTAAGTACGGCAATAACCGATATCTCGACTGCTGGTATCCAAGTCGCAAGTGTTGCGGCCTTTCCAGATCGCGGTCACATAAAAATCGGTTCGGAGATAATCCAGTATACAGAGCGCAATACGACTGGAAATGTGTTCGGTGGGATTACGCGGGAAACATATGGCACCACGGCGGCAGCACACTCGTCTTCCGCCACGGTAGATTTTGTAGGCACTGTCAAAATAGATGACGAGCTAATCGCCTACGATACGATTAGTACAAACACCTTCTCTGGATTAGTTCGTCCCGTGCAAGGCACGTCTGCTGTAGCACATAGCAGTGGTGCGAATGTTGTTAACGCTGACGACAATATTGGTTGGGGTCTCGCGCCGACAAACGCATCGACAGCGGTGACTTCAACGTCACGCGCTTGGACGCAAGACAACTTTGGTGAAGATCTGTTGTTCAATCTCAAGGACGACAAGATCTACTACTGGCAGAAAAGTGACGGTGTCGGCACACGCGGCGTCGAACTGTCTTCTTTAACCGATGCGTCCGGAACACCAACAGTTGCTCGCCAGATTATGGTGTCCGATCAGTCGCGCCACATCATCGTGCTTGGAACGAATGCAATCGGAAGCACGGTTCAAGATTTGATGCTGGTCCGCTTTAGCGATGCCGAGTCACTCACGGAGTTCACACCCGCCACAACAAACTCAGCCGGTGATCTTCGACTGGGAACTGGTTCAGAGATAATCGGTGCGCTGCAAACACGACAAGAGGTTTTGATCTGGACGGATGCCGCGCTCTACTCAATGCGGTTTACCGGCGCTCCGTTTGTCTTCGGCCTACAGATGTTGGCCAGCGGTGTAACGATCCAGTCGATGAAGGCGGCGGGTCAGCAAAACGATGTCGTCTACTGGATGGGCCAAAACCGCTTTCAGTTTTACGATGGCTCCGTTCACACGCTCGACTGTCCGGTTCTTGAGTATGTCTTTAACGATATCAACTTATCGCGCAAAGACATCTTCTATGCCGGGGTAAACGCCGAGTTCAACGAGGTGACATGGTGGTATTGCTCTGCAAGTTCCACAGAGATCGACCGTTACGTTACATACAATACTGTCGATAAGGCATGGACGTTCGGAAACCTTGCCCGCTCCGCGTGGGTGGATCGACGTGGCCGTAGTTTCCCGATTGCTGCCAGCCCCAATGACCGGCGACTATACGAGCATGACAACGGGCAAGACGACGGTGAGAACGACACGGGCATAACCGCATTCGTTGAAAGCTCCGACATTATCATGGGGCAAGGGGAAACCTTCCAATCTGTGCGGCGGTTGCTACCCGATCTTTCTTTTAACGGTTCCGAAGCAGATGCACCGTCCGCAACGCTGACATTAAAAGCTCGAAACTTTCCGGGTGCAAACTTCGACCAGTCAGAAGCGGCAGCGGTGACGGCAACTCAGACAGTCGATGTCGAACAGTTTACGAAACAGAGCAATGTTCGGTTACGAGGTAGAGCCATAGCGGTGCGCGTTGAGAGTAGCGACCTTGGAACGCAGTGGCGCTTTGGCGTTCCAATGATTGAGGTGAGACCAGACGGAAGACGATGAGCGAGGCACTTGATCCTGTCTTGCCATATCCCTCTGGAGGGAATGTAGATACTTCTTACATGAACCGGTTGGTGCGCTCTATTGAGATGTACCTCATCCGGAACGCGGATCGCGGCTTTGTTAGAGCCAGCACGATCTCCGCAACCCAGTTGCCAACGAGTGGTTACAACCTTCGGGAAGGTGATCTCTTCGTTGATGAAAACGGTTTCGTGAAAATTAGTCAATTAAATGACGCACACACATCCAGTGTGTCGAGCGTGACTGCGCTTGGCACGGTCACGGTGACGACGAGTTAGGACATACCATGCCATTACAACAGACCGATCCTCTAGGCATTCGCCCAGCGCAGCCGCCGATGATGCAGCGCATGGGACGACAGACCGCTCCGATGATGGATGCACCGGTCGCGGCAGAGATGAGAACGCCAGTCGTCAACGCCGCCCCCGAAATGAGAGCACCGCAAAACGCGAACGAACTTTTGAGTCAAATGCCACAGATTGGGAACCCGGTGGTTAACCAAGCTGCGCGGCAGATGGTTCGGCAGAACGCGCCGATGGTGGACAGTCTGATGTCTGGGCAACCGAGATCTTTGCAACCAACAACGCCAGCCGGTGTGGTAGACGTGGCGGGACCACCGAATATTTCAGAGCCACCGATGGCTGGTGCGGCTCGGGCGCTTGCAACCCGTGGGCGAGGGATGCCGGGTGGTCCGAAGGACGACATGCTCGTCCACATGAACAAGAACGAAGTCCAAGCTCTGGCAGACGCCTCTCCGATTGGTGGTCTGCCGATTAACCCGGACACGGGAATGCCAGAAGCGTTTGCATTTCTTTTGCCACTAGCCGGTGGAATTGCCGGATCTGCGCTGGGTTCGACTGGTTTGATTGGAGGTCTAGGTGCCCTTGGTGGCGGTGCGTTAGGCACCGGCCTCGGAGGTTTCGCGCAGGGGATGGCGCAGGGCGATAGCTTCGGTGATGCGCTCCTTCGTGGTGTTGTCGGTGGTGTTGCTTCCTATGGCCTCGGAAGCTTGTTCCAAGGTATGAGTGACCCAGCGTCTCAAGCAATGGCTTCGGGTAATCCAGCCCAACAAGCCGCCGTCCAAGCGGCTGACGCGGGTGTGCGTATGACACCTTCAATGGCTAGTTCGCCTGTGGGTAGTGCGGGCACCAACCTTGCAAAGAGCTTTGGTGGTATCGACCCGCCATCAATAACACCGGTCGCGCAGCAACCAATCAGCTTGTTACGGGCAGCGGGTACGCAGCCTTTAACGACAGCACCTACTAACATTCAACCGGCGATGGCCAGCGTAGATAAGGTATTTGACCCCACTGGCATAGCGCCAGCCGCTGCTGCACCTTCGTTCGGCAGCGCCCTCAAGACTGCGGCGACTGACTTTGGCTCCCCGGCTGGAATAGGACGAATGGTTGGAGGTATGGCACCAGACATCATTATGCCACCGGGGACTCCGCAAGTCGGATCGCCGTTAACGGCGCGTAAGAAGGGGAGCGACTATCGGAAAAATTTACCAGAGGCGGGCG